CTCTTGTAACGGCTTTAACTTCCGTTGCAAGGTATATAATACCACTAACCAAAGCCAAAATACCTACGGACATAAAGATTTTTGATGCCGTAGTCATACCTACAAAGGCATTTTTAACAACTGCACCCAACTGAATGAAGGAATCTTTTGCCTCCATTGCACCCTGAATACCTTGAGAGAGTGCCATTGCTGACTGAACCTTGAGCAATGTAGCTTGTAAGGCCTCTGATTCTACGCCAATAAGCCCAATAGCACCTTCAAAGGCTTGAAATCCGTCTAATGCTCCGCCTATTGAACGAGATAAAGCATTGAACTTAGCGTCAGGGTTAAAGGCATCAGTTAAGTTCTTTGCATCCTCAATTCTGTCCTTCAGTTCTGCTGCACGTTTCGCTGCCTCTGCTGCTTGTTTTGATGTTGCGCCAAACTGGTCAGATAAAGCCGCTACTGCTGCTTGCGCTTGGCGAAGTTGAGACTTTAAAGAACCTAAGTTAGTTTCTACGTCAAGGTTTATTGTTTTAGTTTCTGCCATTTCTCTTATTTGTTATTTCACGTTTTCCTTGTTTCCACATTTTTTTCATAGACGTGGTGAGTTCGTGTTTTCCTTTGGCTATGTCAATCAACTCAGATTCTCCGTAGAAGTTGTCAAGTTGTAGCATTGAAATTATTTGCTTTATCATTGAATTATATAAAAAGTTTCCGTTGTTGTGCTTCCATCTAAATAAGTGTAGGTAACTACGATAGTGTAAACCGTTCCTGCTGCTCCGTTTGGTAAAGTGATACTTAAAATACCGCTTGCAGTCATCGGGTCGGGACTGAACGTTACGTCAGAGTTAGAGCAAGTAAACGTAGCCTCTACTGCGTTGTTTGGTAGGTTAATGATATACTTAACTGTTCCTCCTTCAGTTGATACTTTCGGGTTGGGGTTTGTAGAGTTAATGATTGGTCTAAAATCCAAGATGAGTTGCAAATCTGCGTCGCCTGTAGTTAGGTTCGTTTTCATCTCGTTAATGATATACCTTCTGTCTCTGATTATAAGCCTGTCGTTTAACTGCAAGCCAGTTAGTAAGCTCACAGGTAGTTTTGCCTTGACGCTGACCAAACGTTGCTTTAGATTGTACAGATTGTACAGGTAGCTGAAATAGTAATTAGCAAAGAGCGTGTTTTGTACAGGGTAGTCAAGTATCGTGCTTGTTTCAGGCGCAAAGTTTAAAGTATAGTCCGTGTTATTGTAGAGCAAGTCTTGCCCGAATGGTGTATAGTCAACAACCGTGCTGTGTCCGCCGCCATCGTTGACAAATTTAAAATCGCACACCTGATTTCGGTACTGATATAATAAAACAGGCTTAGGTATGTAAGGAGTATATTCTGAGTTTAGAGAGTAGCCAACTTGCAAAACCTGCGTGCCGTTAAATTTCTGCTGCAACAAATTCTCGAAAGGTACTTCAACCGTAAATTCACCGCCGTCATAGTTGTACTGATATGTCGTGTCTCCGTAGCTTCTGCTGAATGTTTGTGAAAAGTTCTTGTTTAGGAAGCACTCGGAATCTTGGTACTTGAAACTAATCTTTTTGTACAAAGGCATTCTTGCGTGTTCAATCGTATTCACGTCAACGTATTCGCTAACGTCTACAACTGCGCCTTTTGAATACCAGTCATCTAATGGCTCAACCCAATACTCTCCGTCCGTGATTGAGTAGACCGTCATATTAAATACCTTTAGAATCCCTGCAAAGAAATCTGTTATCTTCATAACAGGTGCATTTGCTGCAAGGTTAATAATTGATGACATCGCTAAAGATGCGTAACCTATCGTAAGATAATCAATCAAAACCGCAGAAGAACTAACGTAACTCACTTCATACACCCAATTAGATGCAATGGTGTTTGTGCCTTCAGTTCTTACTTGAATTGTATACTCTACATTTAAACCTACCGTTTGAGTTATTGTATCTATGACATACGTACCCGTTCCTGAACCTTGAATTGTGTTGTAAAGGTTTCCGTTTTGGTAAATATCAATGTAGTAGTTTGCAGATGTGCTTGCAGATGTTACGTTGTATTTTAAGTTATGCAAAAAGACGCCTGCAATTTCTTGTACTTGAATTGTATTTGTCGCTGCCGTATAGGTATTGGTAAGGTCGTATGTTGTAAACGTAGGCGTAACCGAAGTAGAAGTTAAATCATACGCAAGAGAATACTGAACTAAAACCTCTTTGCCTTTGTACCATAGAAACAAATCCGTGAAACGTTCATCTTGCAAAAAAGCACCTTGAAAAGTTATGCCGTACTTGTTCTGAATCTCCTCAAATATTTTAGAAACTCGCAGCGCAGGGAATAACTCAGCTTTGTTAATAGCTCCCGACGTGGTGTGAATGTCGTTTTGCGTTAAGGTGTTTACTAACCAGTTCGGAAGCGGTGCGTTTGGTGGTACTGCCTGATACTGCCAAATGCGATTAGAAGTGATTAGCGGATACTTTACATCGTAAGTGTTATTGGCATCCTCTATGCGCGCTAAAACATCAGCAGAAGTGAAATCGTGAGCATATGACGAATAGTCTAAATCCGAAAGCAAGTCCTCTCCAAAGGTATCTTTAAGCGTTACCCCTTCTCCGTAGAAAGTGAGCTTGTACGAACTCGGTTTGCCGTTGGTTAGTGTTGCTCCGTCTAACTGAACTTTGCCCTTACGGAAGGTTGTTAGGTTGATTTCTATATATGCGTCTTTTCGTAGGTTGTTATCCGTTGTGAAATCAATATCCGAATTATACCAATGCTCAAAAAATGCGTTGTTGACATCGGACGCAGGCACGGTGAATCCTTGTGAGAAATCCGTAAACGTTTTAGAGATATCTTGAACGTTTTGAATAGAGCTTGTTACCTGTATCTGCTCGTCATTGAATAACTCAATGCGGTTGCCTTCTATGTAGAGTTGTACCTTTCTCATTAGACTACTGAATTGATAACGTCATAAGCAAATTCAAACTCTAACTGATAGTTTATCATATGCGTATTTATGCTCTTGAATAACTCCGTGTTTTTGGTGTTTAGTTTAGCAGGTTTTTTGTTGATTAGAACGCGCTCGGATAGCATCAACTGCTGAATAACCTCTTTGAAACTTTCGCTAACCCAATCCGTGTTCACTCGAATCATCTTCTTTCCGTTGGCATTAAATACCTGTCGTTGCCCTTCCAAAGTCGAGTAGTTAGGGTATCTGCTCGGCATTAGATTATACTCCGTGTTTTCAACTGCTAAACTATCGTTGCTTGCTTTGAAAAACCACTCACGCTGCCAAGCTCCAAACTTGTTGACAAAGTCCAATTGAACTGGTGTGTACTTGCACTCCTCTTTCGGAGCAAACGTAGCCGTAAACAATACCGCTGCGCTGCCGTCAATGATTTCTAACTTGTTACCTGCTGCGCCATAGGTTGAGTATACTCTTGGTATATCTCGCCACACATTGTTTGTAAGAGCTACGGTTTGGCTTGCGCCTGTGGATAGGTTCGTGTATTTGACCGAGTTGCCGCTGCCTGTGTATAGCGTTAGCCATCCGTACTCACCGCTCAAATCATAGTTGTAGGTATATGTACCTGATGAAAGTAAATAGTTTCCGAGCGCAGGGTTGTAGCCTTCTTCGTAGTAGCCGTAGCCGTCAACACCAAAATGCGTTTGAGTGCTTCCTACCTGAATAAAAGACGTACTGATTTTCTTGAATAGCTTTAAGCCTACGTTGCACCATTGCGTTGAAGGAGTAGCCGTAAAAATGTTTGTGATAGTTTGTAGTGTGTCGTGGTCTATGTACTCACGGATGTAAGGCGATACGTCATAGTAAGTCGCAGGATTGTTTGATGAAGGTATCTTCTTGCTTAATGTGTAAGCAGGTGAAGCAGGCATCGAGCCTGTGCCGTTCCAAAGATAGATTTCTAACTTTGTTTCTATCTGCGATGTTTCGTTAATCGTAACTATGTACGGATTCCGTGCGTTAATTGTTGCCATTATTTCAGTATATTATCAATTTGTTGGTTGAATAGTTTTTCTGCATCCAAGCCGAAAGATGCTACCAGTTCGTCAGGTAGATTCCTGTAAGCAGCCTCAAATGGCTTTGTAAAAAACATACTCGGTTTCATTCCTTTGTTGTATATTCCTCGTGTGATTAGAAACGCAGTAGATTCATAGCTCAAGAACCTTCCTGATTTTCTATCCTTGAATTGAATCCGTCTTTTTTTAACCCAATTAAAGATGCCTTTTGTCAGTCCGCCTTTTTGACCTGTGCCTGAACCAAACTTAAACGGAGATTTAGGTGCTTTCGATGAGCTTTTTTTACCCTTAACACCCAAGTCTTGATACGCTCCGTAATCATCCATAGAAAACTGAAGCGAGATAGAGTTAGGCATAGCCTTTACATCCCCTTTGATGGAGTTGTACAAGCTCTTGGATACGTTCTTTCGTTGGTTTGTTAAGTTGCGTTTAGATACGCTAATAACGTGGTTACGGAAACGCTCTAAAGATTTCTTTACCTCGCTTTGTTCCATCAGCAGATTGTTACCTCGTTAGGAATCAAAACGTCAAATGTCATTGTCCATCCTGCAAGGTTGTTCTCAAATCTCTCTACAAAAGGCTCGCAGTTAGGATTTCCGTCTACTACGACTTGTGAATCCCACATTGTGCCGTGCAACATTTGTGCATAAGCTCGGTTTAAGATTTCTAATTGAGTGTTTAGGACGTCTTGCTCATTCGTGTTTCCCCTGAATCCGTCAGTAGTTGCCTCTTTGGATATGTTTACGATGTCCATTGCAATCAAGCTAACATTAAATCTGACTACGTTGGTCTCAAACGATGCGTTGTTAATCATAACGTGTACAAGCGGAAAGATAGTCTGCTTGTTTAAGTCTATCTCGAAGATGTCTCCTTCGGTTACGGTGTTCACCAGTGCATCAGCATTGAAGTGAGTTTGTAGGGCTTGTGTTATAGTGTAGAATCCTTTCATCGTCTCATTTGTCTTTGGAGTTGTCGTTGTTCAATTTCGTTTTTTTGCTTCTCGAAGGTGAGATAGGTGAGACATTTAGTAAGTCGGAGCTTCGTAATTTCATCGAACTTTGTAACGTCTCCTTTAGCGAGTCCATATATAGACTGATACCATCCCCATCGTTTGGCAAATTGAGTTGTTTCACTAAAGTCGCTGACAGGTTCTTGTCCTTCTTCATCTGCTTCTCCAAATAATTCAGGGTAGCCGTCAGTAACTCGTTTCCTAAATTGTAAAAAAAAACCGATGCTGCAATGCAAACATCAAGTGGCGCAAACTGCATCAGCTCTTGATGGTCTTTACTTGGTTTGTACTCGTGGAGTTCGTACTTGTCTTTGATTCGTGTTTTGATAGGTCGGTACATAACCGCCATAGCCTTGTTGTAGGTATCCCAACTCTGCAAGTGATTCTCCAAGTCGACATATTCACCGAAAGAAATCTCCTCAAGGTTAGGTATGAATCCAAACTCTACACCACCTATTTTAAATGTCTGCTGAAATGCAGGAGACTGACTGAACAATTCAGTAAAGTGCTGCACCATTTCGTTTAGTGAGGTCATTTTAATCTTGGCTACGTCCGTTAATCGGATGCCGCAGAAAATCTCAATCATCTTTTGAGCGATGAACTCGTCATCGTTAGAACCTTTCTGCACGTTCAAGAAGTCCACATAGTGTTTGAGTGGGATTTCGTTGAGTGAGGTAGGTACTTTTACTTGGATTTCCATAATGTTATAACGTCATTTAGTCGTTTTTGTATTCTTGAGCGAGGACATATGAGTACGCTTGTGCTAACATTTGAGCGTGTTTACGCATTGAGAACACATCGTCAAAGACAATATGCACTTTCTTGCCAGTTCGTTTGTAGATATATTCCTCAACGATTGCCTTCATACGAGGCAGCTCATCGGATTGCGTATTGTCCATAGTTTGAATTTAAGCCGAGATTCTCCATCTCGTGGTATCGAAGTGCATCTATAGCGTGGTCATTGCCTCCTGCAGGCTTATTTAGCCTTACTCCGTGTTTATCTACATCCCAACAATAGGAGCGAAGTTCTTTGATTAGGTTTGTACTCTGCTTGGTGACCAAATACTCCTGTCTCTGCATTACGTCAATTCCGTAGATGATAGAATCCTTGCCTTTGGTTACTCCTTTAATCGTCTTTCCGTAGCGTCTAATTTCGTCAATAGATTTCGGCTCACTTGAATCAGCGTAGATAGTAACGGCAGACGGAAGTATTTTAGCGATGTCGGAGTTTAGCATCCCTGTGCGGTAAACAAGTTCGTTTACTATTCGTTTTCCGTTCCAATTATACACCTCAATTGCAGAGGTCGGGTCATTCGTGTATCCAAAGTCAAGACCTATGCCTATGAGTCGTGCGTCATCAGGTAGCTTGTCTATCTCTTTCCAATTGCCAAAGACTACACCCTCAAGCATACCCACCTCACCAAGTCCGTAAACCATCCACCAATTAGCCCAATAGTTAGACGTAACCGCCTTGTCACGATTCTTTTCAATTTGTCGGACAATACTTTCATCAAGTGCCTCGTTGTCTTTGTATGTAAGGATAATGAAATCTGCGTCAGGTTCGTCTTTTAGTTCGGTGTGTACCCAAAATTCATTAGCAGGGTTGAAGTCAAGGTAAATCTCTTTCTTGGTACGGATGGAAAGCTCAAGGTAAGCGTCAAATGTCACGTTGTTGCACTCATTGATGTACAAGATGTCTCTCCTTGCTCCTCGTAGTTTAGATGCGTTATCAGCAGAGAAGAACTCCATCGTGCTTCCGTTGGCAAATTCGTATCTCAATAGCGTTGCATTGAATCGGTCTTCTACAAACCTACCAGTCCAACGCATAATCTTGAGAAAGTCCTTTAACGCACCTCTTCTCAAATGCGGAATAGTCTCGGCAACTACTGATACCTCTAATCCTTTTTCACGAGCGCACTTATCTATCAGCACAGGCAAGATACCAAACGTCTTACCTGCGGATGTACCTCCCTGAATTATCTTAACTCTCTTGTTGAGTTCGTAGATTTTACGAATTGCCGTTGTTACCTGAAACATTAAAGTTAAATAGTGGTTGCTCGGTGACGATAGTGTTCTCGGTCTTCTCCGTGAGTCCATTTAAACGTGCAGTTAAGTTAGCGTTGTACTGCCCTACCAAGCCTCCGTTGATTTGGTCTTGACGGATTTCTCGCTTTATGTGTGTAGAGATAGCATAAAATTCGTCGTACGCTTTGTTTTGATTTTGAATGTAGTTCGATACGGTAAGGTCAAACTTATTGAAGCAGTAGACTTCAAAGCCTTCCATTGTGAGTGGACATTCGAGTGGTTCTGCAACCATATCACCAGTCCTTTGGTTTAGGTTGTATTTGTAACGTGGGTTTTCTTTTACCCATAGTTTGTAGCTTTTGAACATATCTAAAAGGTGTTCAGGGCTATCTATCTTTCTTGGTCTTCCTACTTTTGCCATTATTTATTTCGTGTTTTGTTAGTTGTATCATACATTGTGAGTGCCTTACTCCTAAATCAGGGAACTCTTTTACCATTGAGTCATCTGCTATGCATCTTTGCAGAAACTCTATTGGTTGTTCTTTAGGTAATGGAGTTATTGTAGGCATCTTTTACCTTCTTGAAGTGGTCTAAAAATTCGTCTTCGCTTATTTCTTCTAAACACATTAGTCCATCTGCATCGGTAAAGTATTCGATGAGGTGGTGTCCGTCTTTTCGTATTCTCGCTGACATTTCGTGAGCATACTCAATCAGGTCTCTTCCGTAGTCTAAAAGATAGTATCTCATTTGTTGTATTCAGCGTAGACCTTCTGCATTTTGAATACCAGTTCTCTAAAGCAAGATGCGCAGCTTGTAGGCTCTTGACGTAGATTAAAGACACGGTTGTAAATTGCGATGAGTTTGGTTTGCTCACTTGGTTTGAATGTGTCTTGAGTGAGTACGTTGGTTTCATTTAACCATTGGTATTCTTCTTCCGTTAGGCAGTTCGTGTTTCGGTAAGGAAATAACTCATTGAGCTTCTTCTTACGTTCTTCACATCCGCAGTCTTCACCTGCTACAAACTCTACTAACTTTTTGATTCCTGTGGCTTCCGTGATTTGTTCAATTGTATCACCTAAACCTGTTGCTTTTCTTTTTGCCATAATTATTTTTTAAAATGTTCTTTACTTAATTCTGCTAAATCTTTTCTAAGCATTTCGTTTTCCTTTTCTAATTGGCAAATCTCCTGCCATTGTTCTTTGATTCTTTCGTCTTTGCTTTCGATTTCTCTAACTTTTGATTCTATAAAGGCATTTAATACTTTTAAAACGTGTTTCATATTAATTCAAATTCGTTATTTAAAAAATCAGTGTAGTCTTCTCCGACTGACTGACGTATTCTTTCTTTGCAGGATTTTATAGTTAGGAAAATAGACTTTAAACTGATACCTGTTTCATCTGCTATTTGACGCATTGGCTTTCTTTCGTCTTTGTATATCTTCCATAGCTTTTGGTCGTACCAATTCCAACCTTTAATCTCCCATTCTATTCTCTCATAGATTCTCTCCAATGATTCGTGTTTTTCTGCAACTGGCTCGTCATACGATAAGTCGTAAACATCTTTCAAATCTATCATATCCATTCTTTGCTTGCGGATATGGTCAATGTAAACGCTTCGTAATGTTAGCCACATATGCCCACGATTTATATCTTCTCCGACAATCTTGTCTATATGATTTAAACGTAAAATGCGCAGGTATGTTTCCTGCACGATGTCTTCAGCAAGGAAATCGTCACCAAATGTACGGACTACTGATAGCCATTCTTTGTGGTGTTTTGCTAATGTAGTAATCTTGTCCATTGGTTAAATTCTAAACAAATATAAGACTATATTTTAATCAAACAAGTTGCCTACAAAAAAAGCCACCTGTTAAAGTGGCTCTAATCCGTTTAAATATACCTCTCGGCTAACGTAGTTATCTAACTTGTGAAGTGTTGATAAGGTGACGTCTTTGCCTTTGAGGAAGTTGTTTACTTGGAAGTGATGCATCTTGTATCCTAATAGCTTAATGTCCTCTACGATTTGGTTTCTTGTTCGGGTAAGTAGGAGTTTGTGTATCTGCTTCCGTAGGTCTTCATCGTTGATATACATACTAAAAAGGAAGTGAGTCATCAATACTATCTCCAACTGGGAATCTTTCGGTAGGCGCAACATACGGCTCGCTAAATGCAGCGGAGAAGAAACTTCCGTTTTTGCCTTGCTTTACCCATAGAGCTACTTCCATCTCTTTGCCGTTAACGTTTACCTTTCCTTTGTAGTCGGGTTGTTTTTCGCTCGTCTTTTTGTCGTTCTTAAAGATTGCTCCTGTGTTTGTTTTGTTTTCCATTATAAATTATAGATTAAATTGATTACTAAAATAATTGCTACTGCCGTTACAAGTAGCATTGTGCAGATTGCTGCGAGGTATTCTTTTTCAGGGCTCATAGGTTTAGGTTGTCTTCGTTTATTAATTCTCGGAGTTTATCTCTCCAATAGTCGGTTACTTCCATTTCTGCTTCAGTTGCCTCTCGGTTTTTGATGTATCCGTGTTTAACCACCGAGCGCATTTCTTGGTCAAGTTCGTGACAAATGTCTTTCCATTTCCACGCATTTATCGCGTCTTGTAGCTCTTCCCTTTCATCGTGGTCAAAGTGTAGTGTTGCTTTCATTGTTCTTGTTGTTTAAAGGTTAATTAATAGTTTCGGGTAAATACCAATGCTTGACTGCTGAAGCTGAGAGAATCATTTCATTTTCAACTGCTTTCAATGCTTTTTGCACGTGAAGTTTAGCAAATTCAATCTTCTGCTCTTTCTCCATTTGTAATGCTTGTTTAAAGTATTCAGATAAGTCAGAATCTTCATCCCATCTATGAACTAAAAATTTTTTACCAACACTTTCAAATACAATTTGTGATTGCAACCATTCTACTGCTGTTTTCATTGTTCTTGTTTTTTAGGTTTAGGTTTGGAATCTAACTTTTCATCAAATTCTAATAATACTTTTTTTATATCTTCTATATTAATATAGACACCTTTACCCATTTCTTGGTCTTTAAACCTCCAAAACCCCATAAGTCTATCATATAAACTCATCATAAAATCTGTTTTCATTACTATTGGAGTCTCTTTATTTGGATTCATATAATCCTCTAAAATTTCCCAATCTAAATTATCGTATATCCAGCTCATTGTTCTTGTTGTTTAAATAGTTCTTTAGCAGTTAATTCAGATGCTTCATCAAATATTAAACCGCTTAATTCTGCTCTTGCTTTATAGCCATTAATAAAATCTTGCTCTCTCTGCCCCTTCTCTATTTCTTTGGCGTTTTCTAAAGCATCACTCATTTCAATAATTTGTTGAGGAGTTACCAATACACTACCAAGTATTCTATTGTATTCTGAATGCAAAAAATCTACTGCTGTTTTCATTGTTCTTGTTGTTTAAAGGTTTTACATTTCGTGTTTAGATATGGGGCAATTTTTACCCCTTATCCTTGTTTAAATTGTTTTACTTCGTCTTTTTCTATTCTATTAATTGCAGCTTCACAATACAAAGCAAAATCCATTGCTTCAGCTTGCGCTTCTTTCAGCCAATCGGTGAGGCTCAAGTCATCACGATCTAAAGTGCGCCCATATTTCTTGATGCCGAGCTGGCTGCGCTCATAATACTTTGCCAGTACCTTGAGCACGATTGGGTCTTGTATTTGCTGTTCCATTAGTTAAGGCTTGACCATTGTTCATAGAATTCTTCTGGTGTTACTTCCGAGATGTGAACTTCATCCGAGAAGGTGAGCACGATGCAAGTGTTGACACCTGGCATCATGTTGAATAAGTCGTGCACCCTTGCAACCAAGCTATCGAGGTTGTCATTTTTGGTGCCTATGTATGCGATGAAGTACTTCATTTCATTAGAAAGTTGAAGGCTTGAATGTAGAACTCATCTCCCACCCCATTGCCTCGCATAAATCGGTTGACGGTGTAGTAATTGAGATTCATATCTTCAGCCAGGTGAGTCATCTTGTATCGACTGGAGAGTCGGGACCTCAACTCTTTATGGATGAAGTCCCGAATGTTCTCGCCATCAGAAAGGTAAATCGTCATCGATTTCATCTGAGATAGGTTTTGATGGTGCTGCTGCTGATTCGATGCGGATATCCCAAGCATTGAGGCTGACATAATACTTGCCGTTGTACTCACGACCTCGAAGGTCGAACTTGACCTCACATTCTTGACCGACTTTGGCTCCATCCAGGAACTTCACTCGCTCATTGACTGCTTGAAATTGTACCAACTGCGGATACTTGTCACCGATTGAGAGCACGAACTCTCTGATGTTCATCTTCTCACTCACTTGTTTGGCTTCACCAAGGTGGTGAATGGTGCCTTTTGCTTTTAGCTCTTCCATTGTTATTTGTTATTTAATTGTTCGTAATATTCATGATATAGATCGGATGCTTCTTTAAGGCGAGCAACCATCTTGGCCTCGATGTCCTCATCTCTATCATACCAAAGTGCTGTGATGCGTTTCTCAGGATTGATGTGGTCAACTCTGTGCAGCTGAAGATTCTCATATTCATTGAGGAATTCATCCCAGGTAGTCACCATGCAGTAAATGAGCTCGGCACATGGCTTGTCATATAGCATCATGTATGCTCTGAGCTGCCATTCATAGAGTGGATTGACTGCATCTTCCACAAGTGCCGGGAATGTATCCAAGGACCACGATGTTTTGACGTCAATGACTCGCTGCTCGATGATGATATCAGCGGTGCCGATGAGATAGTCATTCTCGATGGTCACTTCATTCTTGACATAGTCAGTGAATCTCACCGAGTTGATGAGGTTGATTGACTCCAGCTCTTGCTCTCTACCCTTCCAGATGTATTTGTTGTTGAGTTCTGTGGTGTAGTTGTAGAAATCCTCCTTTGCACACTGCTTGATGTAGCTCTTGGCTGTTTCTCCGATGCTGTCCTTGGCTCTGCCATTGGTCATCAGCTTACCGATTTGCGATGGATGCCATTTCATAGTGCGAGAGCTTTGAGTTGTACTTCAGTAAGTGCATAGTTGGAAGTCAATTGTTCTGCTGTGTACTTGCCAGCTTCGATTGCCTCGAGTGCTGATTTGAATCGCTCTGCATTGATCATTGGCTTGCCTTTCTGCGACTCTGCTGCACCCTTGCCGTCATC